TCCTTTATCTTGCCAATTATGATATTGGTCAAAAGGCTCCTCGTTAGAACCACCTTCTAAATCAGCCCATGTAGAAGCAGAAAACGGTTCCGCCGTTGGGTCAAGAGACCATATATCCAAATCTTCTCCTATTTTCAAATCTGTAAATACATCAGCATCTCCGTTTTCATCAAATTGGTCTGCGAAACTCAAGGACACTTCATAATTCTGGGGAGTAGGTTGAATAAGACCAAAGTCTTGTTTGCGATAACCACCGTCTGCGTCTGCATTTCCGTCATTTCTCATATCAGCCCAAAGAGCAAAACAATGCTTGTAGCCATTACTTTCATCAACCTTTCTTAAACTATAAATGGTGTGTTCTCTAAGCCATTCTCTTTTAATGCCTTTAACTCCAGATATAGTTGAAGTGCCATATCGGACTTTTGCTACAGTGCTTGTGCTTGAATCTGGGTCAAAGTCGGTAGAACCTACTCGTAGTAGAGTAGCACTGATTCCATCTGGGTCTTCATAATGTCTACTAATTCCTTGATTCCAATTTGACTCCCCTCTACTCTTTGCCTTTAGATACGCAAAAGAATTGTTTGTGTTGGGGAAATCAGAAACTTTCCATGCTTTATATTTAGTGCTTGATGCTTGGACTGCTACCATAAACACACCATTTAACTCTTCTTGATAAAAACCTGTATGGACTACTATTTGACCATCATCGAGACTATGAGCAGAAGATGTTGTAAACTCTTCACTTGTTTTACTGTAGGTAACAGTGTGGTTGCTATTAGGTTCTGTTATTGTATCTGCAATAATATACTGATGGTCTCCTGTCTCTTTATCAACTAAATCAATAATAAACTCTCTAAGCCTATTTGCTTTGATATGATACCACATAGCGGGGTCTGTAACACCAAAGTTAGTAGTTGATGTAGTCAAATCATTTTGCAGAGTGTCAACACTTACAGTGCCGTCACTATTCCAACCATAAAGACTATTTAGCACCGAACCTTGAGTAGAGTTAAAAGGTCTATCTAAGAATGAGCCTTTACCATGTCTCCAATAAGGTTTAGCCGCTATAACACCAAACTGTGCTTTGAACCAAATAGATGTAGGTAAGTCTCTCATCCATCTTGCGTGTAGATTGCGATATTTCGACCTTATCTGTGGTAATTGAAGATTTATTGTATTTTGTTTGTAAAGAACGGCTGGAGTTTTAGGATATGATTTTGAATCGTAGCCGTTGATTACGCTTAAGTCATAAGCCATAGCATCACTACCAGACACACTCTGATTGTTATTGACTGCATAAGGCCACCTTTCTACTAATACATGTAAAGTAGTAGATGTTGGAACTGCTATAACCTTTAGAGGTCTTGCGGTAAAATGCTGAAATACGCTTGCACCTATGCTAATTCCAACGGGGAAACAAAACTCGTCACCTAAAGAAAGATTATGGGCGGAAGAAGTTGTGATTTCAATCAATGTTTTTCCTTCATAATCAGAGTTTAAAGACTTTAGATTTGAGGCTTCAAACATCTGGTCGTCTGTATCTGCGCCGGTAGTATCTGTGGTTCTTATTCTAACAAACCATGTATCTTCTTCGGTAGAGTTATCTTTAATCAAATACATCTGATTTACTGTATAGGTTCCGTCAACAGTAGTGCCTTTGACAACAATCGTATCTCCATCCTGTATATTACCATAAGTGTCAATGTGCAACATAGGGGATGGTGTGCCTGTATATATTCTATCATCAAACTTTAAAATAAACTCTCTATCAACTTGTTTAGGATGATGCCCCATAATGTGCAACACATCGTCACCTTCCCATTCGTCTTCAACATTGTTTGGCCCATCTTCGTCTTCGTTGATATATATCTGAATCGCAGAACCAGAATACAAAGAACATCTTCCGTTTGCTATTGGACTCATACCCACTGAATAGGTATCTGTATCATACCTACTGAAACCTAACTCCGTTCCCTTTGCCCCCATATTTCCGCTACCCATCAATAAAGAATCGGAAATAGCAGTAGTTTCATCTATTCTCTTTTCAACAAGAGAAGCCATAGAAAGGTGATTACTTAGACTTATGAAAGCATTTTGACCTAACTCCCATATAGGCAAGGTTCTATCTAATATGCTAAGTGAATCTCTTGCAGTTATACTTGTTTTTAGTGTCTGTGCTTTAGTGTCTTGTCTATGGTCTACTGATTCAATAGTGCCTTGCCAAATAGGTCTATCTTCATTGTTTAAAAACATAAATAGTTTCCATTCTGTTGTAGCGACTCCTGTTGTTAGAGGGGCTAATGTGTAAGAATTGTCATCGTCTAAAACATCTATTTTCAATATGCTAATTTTGTTTGCGCCGGTTGACATATTGAAGGAAGTTACGGGGTTGGGGATTGTTCCATCAAACTTGTTTGTAAGAGGGATTGCTATTGCGGCTCTATCTATCATTGTCACTATATTAGCATAGTAGGTAGAATTAAAACTCCAATTAGCATCTAAAGACCACCCGTAAGAAGTAGTCTTATCTACTGCTACATTGATAGTGCCATTAGCAAAAGATGTAGTGCTTCCATTTGAATATGCTCTCCAAGTATTAGCAACAAAGTCTGGAACTACTTCAATATCGCACCACGCCTCTACTTCCGGTTGCTCATCTGGAAAACCATTAGCAAATCGAGTAAATGCAGTATCTACTCCTAAATCTGCTAATGTTATTGGAACTGTCATCAAAGCAGTAGTATCATCAAAGTCATCATTAGATTTATTGTATGTTGTTGTAGATTTGTAGCCTATCTTAAGTGTATAATCCCAATCAGTATCTGTTATTACTTTGTGAACAGCAATTCGCAAATGAAAACTTTCTCCTATTCCTTTGAATCTAAGTGGCCCATCGTAAGTTATTACTCTCTCTGTTCCAGATGTAACCGTAGGAGTAGGATTACCAGAACCCTTTGCCACATACATATTATTGATAAAAAATACATTTTTAGAAGGACTTTTTATTTCATGGCTGATAAAGGTAGGTCTGTTATCAGTAGAGTCTGTGTTAGGGCTTTCAGCAACATAAACACTTGCGAAAGAAATAGTATTTAGATTACCATCTGCCGAATCGTGGGATGGGTAGCCAGAGGTCTGCCTACCTGTCTGTAAAAAGGATATTGGGGAACCAGCATACTTATCTAAAACATTTGCTGATATTTCGATGTCTGGGTTTGAAATAGGTGAAACACCCCAACTAAAATCCATTTCACCAAGAGGACAGTAGTATTTCCCGTTAGAATCATGGCCGTTAAAAAAAGCAAGATATGAATCTCCGGCAGAACCTTTAAGCCTCTGCCTATTTCCTAAAACAGAGTTAGGCACTTTAGGTTTTGCTTGCGAAAATGTTCTTGTGGTATTATCTCTTGTTTCATCATATTTTAACCATTGAGATATACTACCATTATGAGTAAGTTTATCATCGTCACTACCACCTAATTGTTGATATTCAGTAGTGTAATCGTAAGTAGGTTCGCCCGATAGGTAAATGCCTGTTCTTTTTCTTTCTGGGAATGAATATTTAAATTTTGGATTTAGTCTTGCGTTTTCTCCAATTGCAGAACCAAAGTGGGTTTTAGTATGGTCTAATGTTCTTACATTAGCATCATTTAAATCATCTGCTACTGCTCTTGAAGATGAAAAATCATCATAGTAGCCACCTACCCAGAAATTGTATAATGTATTTACCTGCTTCATATTGGAACACCTTGCGCTCTTAACTCTGCTGTCACTCCTTGTGTCACTTGCTCAACCATCTCTGGTAGCGTCATTCCATTAAAGTTGTTAGTCTGTATCAACTCTACTTTATGCAAAAGGCTTTCTACTCCGCCTTGTGTGATTTGTTTGTAAATAGCACCTGTGAAGTTTGACCTCTCTCCAAAGAATAATTCTTCTCTTGCATTCGCAAACTCATTCTGTTGTTGAGTTAAAGTATCATAAAATTGCTTATGAGAATCTGCTAAATCGTCTTGACCATCTTTTTCAACTTTCAAAAGACTTTCATAATATTCTTTTGTAAACTCATCTCCGTCTGCAAAGTAAGCGTTTCTAATGCTTGCCAACTCTTTATTGTAAACCTTTTGAGCCTCATTAAGTGCTTCATTTCCATCAGCAAACTCGCTGAAAATATCTTCATAATATCCTTCAAAAGAAGCAACTTCTTTTAAGGCCCCTTCTGGTGTAACATAACCTACTGTATATACTTCTCCATACTTAACTTCCATACCTGCAATTCTTTTTGTAAGTTCTTTTTCTGTAAGAACCAAACTATCTAACATTTGTTGACCCATATCAAAATCTGCATTACTAAGAAAATCTTGCGCTTCGGTAATAGCACTCACTTGTTGTTCGACAACTGACAACTTTGATATTTGGTCTTCGTAAGCGTTAGCAGTAGCAACATCTCCTCTTTTTACTGCTGCTTCATGAGCCTGTTCAAATCGTAATCTTCTTGTATGAATATCGTCTAAAGTCTGTTGTGCTAATTCAGCATTTTGCTTTAAGTCGTTGAAAGACATATCAAAGACTCCTGTCAACACCGCTTCTTGCCCTGCCGTACCAGATAATTCTGCTAAAATCGCAGAAGTCCTATTTAATTCATCATTGAGACCTCCTAAATTATCAAGGTCGCTATTGAAATTGTCACCAAAAATACTGTCAAATAATTCAAAACCAAGATAAGCACCTAATGTTACAAGTGCGCCTGTTATGGCAGTAAGACCACCCGTAGACATATGTAGAGCCATTCCCATACTCTTTATACCCTTAGTCATTTTGATAATAGCGGGAATTGCTTGACTTAACATCATTAAACTCATAGTATACATAGTAGCACTCATTTGTTTACTACCGTCTACAATCATAGGGAAGAGTAAAGAGAATCCCATCAAAGTCTTTTGTGTGGTTTTTAAATACATATTTCCTTCTATCATAGCAGCATGAGAAGCCTTCATGCTCTGCGTAAAGGACATTGTAGAAGCACCTGCCTTTTTCTGTGCTACTGCTAATTGCTCATCTGCCGTAATGACTTGAGTTATTGCTATTCTTTCTTGATTTAAAGTCATTATATTTTCTCTTGTTTTTGCTATTTTTTCATCAATAGCAACTGTTGTCTTTCCTTTTGATAATAACTCTGCCCTTTCTGTTTGAAGAACCATTAGACGATGCCTTGCTTCTTCTTGAAGAGATAATAAATCTGCTTGTCTGGTAGTTAATCTCTTAAGTGTCTTAGAGTCTAATTGTTCTGATAACACCACTTCATTTGCCATAGCATTTGCGTGTGCAGTAAGAGATTGGTTTATTTTTTCTTGTAGACCAAGACTTTGAAACATTGTTGTTATGCTTCTTTTGTCTATTACTTCTCTTGTGGCTTTAGTAGCAATAAGTTGCTGACTTATTTGTTTTTCAAATATAAGGTCGTTATTAGCGATTCTTTGATTTGTCATAGATTGACCTCTCAAAGCAATATTCTTCTGTAGTTGATTTCCTTGACTTCTTAAAGCACCAGAAAGTTTTCTTAATGCTTTTTCTGCTTCTCCAGCCGACTGTGCTTCCTGTAAAGCAAGGAGAGCATCTTCCTTCTTTGCTCTTATATTCCTTATTTTTTCTTCCAAAGCCCCTCTTTCTGCCTGTCTTTTTCTAACTAAAGCATTCGCAGATGATAAAACAGATTGTTGTTCTCTGTTAAGAGCAGTAGCACTTCTGAAAGTAGTCAATATACCTTTTTCATTCGCAAGATTTTCTAATGTTCTTGCGTCATACAATTTCTTGTATTCCATAGCCTCTATTCTTGTTTTATTGATTGCATCCGGTCTTGATGCTTGGTATGCTTTGAATGCAACTGTAATACCTACAACTCTAAGGGCTAATTCTGCCAGAGGTTGAATTAATTGTTGATAAGCGTTTGAGGCTGCTATTACATTACCTGCTACCTTATCCATACCGGGAATTTCAAGAACCGCTTTTGCACCCTTTAAGAATGTCTCTTGCGCTCTATATGAAGTCATATATGCTTCTGCTAAATCCTCCCCTATCGCTACCTTCATGTCATTTATCTTTGCTTCCATTTGCGTTGCTTGGAAAACGGCAGATTTTGTTTTATTTTCAAACTCTTCAATAGCGGGATAAAGTGTGTTGAAAGCATCAGTTTGCATCTGTGTTAGACGATGTTGATTTTCCATTATCTTTAGGAATTTGATATAGTGACGGGAACCAGCAATACTTACTGCTAATGCTCTTTTTTCCTCTGCCGACATAGCATTATAGGCTGGAGTTATTCTTTCTATTACATCAGTTAATTTTAATTGCGCTACTCCTTGAGCATCAAGACCCGGAATTAATTCAGCAATAGCCTTTGTTGCTTCGTTATTTGCATTTCCGAGACGCTGATAAATCATACGCAGACCTGTTCCCGCCCTGCTTACTTCTTCACCTGTTTCAAGTAGCAAAGCAGACATAGCGGCCATATCACCAATTGACTCACCTGCAATATCCGCTTGACTTGCGAATTGGTTAAGAACGAATGTAATATCTTCCATTGTAGCAACAGAAGTATTTTCAATTGTGTTAAGTTGGTTTAGGGCGTGTATTGATGCTTCTCTTACAAGATTAGCCTGTTGCTCTGCCGTTAAGTTATCATATTGGGCTTGAGTAAGACCGCCCATAAGGAATTGAGTTTGTTGTGCTAAAGCAATAAAACGATTCATACCTAATTCGGTTTCCATTTCACCGACTTGAGCCATCAATAGACCCTGTCTTGTAGCCTCAATAACTGCAAGTTGGGAACCCAATACTGCCTTTAACTGCGCCGTTCTTGCTGCAGCGGCTAAAGATTCAGCACCTGTAAATGCGAAAGCGTGACCCATTTCTTGTGCTGCTTCTGCGAATGCTCTAACTTCGCCTTCTCCGGCGTTATAGAATTTACGAACCCTTACAAATTGTTCTTCAAATTCAAAAAATGCCGCCGTAACACTATTTACGGCATCAATTATGTAAGATGTGCTTTCTGAAAAAGTGTCAGCGATACTACTTATTGTATCAAGAACAATCGCTTCTTGGACTACCATAGCGGCACGAGTATCACCAAGTAACTTCTCCGACTGTAATTGTCCTATTACATCGAAAAATACTCGTGCTGCACCTGCTTTTGCCATCTAATCACCAGCCCATTCTTTTAACATATTACCCATATCTTTTGGTTTTACTGTGGCTGAATCTGCTCTCCTTTGATTTCTTCTTGCTACTGCTTTTTTAGCATCTATCTTATTATCTTTTTCATCGTATTGTTCTTTTATTCTACTGCTAATTTCGAGTGCTATTTCTAAATCATAATCTAATTTTATCCATCCACCCTTACAATCGTATTTTTCAAACAAATCACTTGGTAAGACCCCTTTAAATGTTGAGCATAACATCGGCGCAACAGAGGTCAAGAATCCAAAGGGACCGCACCCTCTAAGTCGTCTCCTCTGACGAAGTTTAGTATGTCTCTAACTTCTTCGGAAGTAAGAGTATTAATATCAAAATTTTCTTCAATTACACATCTTGGAACCCATGCTTGAATTTGCGAATCAATACCTGCACCTGCTTCTGACAGAGCATCATTAAATTCTTCATGTTGCTCTGGAGTCCACTCTGCGGGGTTTGTTCCAAAATGTCTAAATTTTCTAAAGGTCTGGGCTTGGATTTTTTCAATAGCAAGTTTATCCATACCGGAGGCTTGTCTTACCCAAATCTTCTTTCCGTCATTCAATTCTATCTCTTTCTTTAATACAGGCACTTTTATCACTTTCCTTTACTTTTATACGAGTCATTGACTCGTTCCATTTAGCAATTATACTACTGTTGCTAATCATGGAATATCACTTCATGGTGGGCTTTCATATGCAATAGTAGCAGTAAAGTTATTCCCTACTGCTTGTTTAACTACTGATATTGAAAATATTTCTGTTCCGGCGGTAAGACTTTGTAGAAATGTTTCAATTAAACCACCTAATGTTAGGTGAGTGCCGTGTATCGTTTCTACGGCTATGTTTGCTGGGGTTGCGACAGGCACTTAACTACCCCCATCACGCATCCAAGTCAAGTGTAGATAAAGCAGAGTCTGTGCTTTCAAAAGCAACTTTTACGGTGGAAGTAGCAGTTAAATCATACAGAGCATGGAACTTTACAGTCATTGTCTGTGAATCTCTACCGCTTACTGATGTTTCTGGCATTTCATAATGTAAATTAAAGAAATCAAATCTAATAAAGTTTGTAGCACTGTCTTCAAACAAAACAGATAGCGCAGGTGTGCTACTGCCCGGATAGACTTCTGCCGCACCATTAGCAGATGTAGCACCCATCATTTCAGCGTAAGTTATAGCATCGTCAAGACCTGTGTCTCCGCTTTCTGTCATTTTGTGGAAAGTAATCGAACCGCTTACTTCACGAGTAGTCACAGGTGGCTTTCTTGCTACACTGTTTGAACCAAGAGCGTAAGTATTGTCTATATCGTGGTTATTTTTAATTTCAAAATCAATACTCTGAACCATTGAAGAAAATGCAGATGATGTTGCTGCTTCTTCAAAGTTTACATAAGTCTTTGCGAAATGCAAAGCATCTCCTGTATAAGTTGGAACATCGGTTCCTAAACTACCAGCCTCTGCGGTCTGGGTTGAACCAATAGTAGCAAATGAAATCATAGCGTATTCTCCGACAGAAGCAGATACTGACATTGATTCCATAACTTGACCCGGAAATAGTGCCTCTCCATCGTCACGACCAATGCGGAATGTGTAAGAAGGTAATTCAGTAACACTTGTAATTGCTGGTTCTGCGATTATACCTGTTGTTGGCCCTGCTGATTCAAAGACAGTAGGGTTGTCTCCAAATAGACCGTGAATACACATCATTGTGAAGTGGCAAGGTTGAAGGACTTGTGACCAACCTCCAGAGGAGGAGATTTTGCCCATAACTGCTTGTCTACTATTCCAATAATTCATGTCGCTTCTTTTGTTTACATCAAAAGTCTGACCAAAGGTTTCTGATTCAACTTCGCCTACTGCGTCTGTAGGAACCGCAGTAGCATATGTGGTTTCTTTACCAATGGCTAAATACCTATGAACATTACTTAATGCCATATATCAGACACTGTATGTTTGTCTAATAAAGACTTCTTATACTTCTCTTTGGAACATCCGAATCTTTTTCATATAAGTTAGTGTTAGAGTATGAACACAAACAACTTCATCATCATCTATCTTACTATCAAGGACTGCATCATAAGATATTAGAGAATCAATTCCATCTTCAAGTCCTGTTTTAGTATACAATTCATCAAAAACTTCTCCCATAATTGATAGACCAAGACGGTATGCGTTTTTGTAATCTGTTCCACGAGTTGTAACATAGATAATTACATTATATCTCTGGTCTGTCCTACGACCTCCCAGAACTAAAAACTCTGGGGATTCTAATTTCTGTGTAAGGACATGGATTGTGGGAGGTCTGAATCTATTTATCATGGCTTGCGAAGATAAGTCGTAACCATACAAAATACTTGATTCTGTGACATGAGTCTTGATTAAGAATCTATTGCTTGCTTTAAGAACATTAACAATATTCAGACCTGTGCGAATAAGAGAGTTAGTAGTCCAATCGGACATATCCATTTCGTCTGGGGAATAAGCACCATATGGAGTATAATATGCTACATACCAATCAACTGTTCCTGTTGTATTACCAAAAGACGCAGTCTGTGATACAGAAGATGTTGCCGTAACTTCAAGATAATGTTGTTGTGCATCGTCATCTTCTATAATTTCTCGCATATACAATCTTGCCGTTCCGTCATTCGCAAGAGTAAGTCGCAAAAGACTTGGAACTGCATCATCTTCTGCCATACTTAAATCTAAATCAGAAGAAGTAGCAGTAGTAGCACCAACTAACTTTACTTTATTATTTGAACCATTTGCTTTTACTTCTACTCTGTAAGAACCATTATCAAGAGTCATTAAAACTTCATCGTTATCTGGATTAGATACATACTTCATAGCACAGATTATAGTTAAATCGTTTTCGCTATCTGCAACTGTCTGACTCCATATCTGACCAGAACCTTCTATTCTCCAAGCGTCACCATTTACAGAACCATCTCCAGATAGACCTGTAAGACTCCAAGCGTTATTGTATTCTCCTATTGGGCTTGATGGGTCTGTACCACCTACTCTTGCAGACCAATAATGACTATTTTTTGCTATTCCCATATTACTCAACTCCAAAACCTGCTTTTAATCCAGCCGCTTCTGCAACTTGTTTACTCCATTTAGGAAAGTCTTTTCTTACAAAAGTTTCAATATAAAGTATGTAATCAAATGTTCTTGTAAATCCGGGGTGTGTGCCTGTTTTTCGCATAGCACGACTGTTATCTCTTGCGTTTCCAGAAAACTTATACCAACCTGCGCTTGATTGTACCACCTGTGGTAAAAATCGGGAATATTTGAAAGGTTTAATTCCTTGAACCAACATCTTTGATATATTTAGACCACGAGAACCTTTTATTCCTTTATCAGCGTGTGCAGGGTCAGAAGCAGTATGCACTCGAATAAAAGAAGAACCGGGAATATCATCTTGAGTTAGAGCATCACCTATTGTTGTATGAATTGACTTAGATGGTTTATTTGGAACTTTAATATTGTAAAGTGGCCCAGCCATTTTCTTTAGTTGTTTGCGAGTATCTGTAATAGCCATTTCAATAACACCTCTAAGAGTATTTTTCATTATTTTATCGCCATCATAACCTAATCTATCAAGAGCCTGTACCAAATCTCTTTCATCCCAATCAAGACGAAATTGCATTTGAATAGAGTTATTAGATGAACCACGCATACCTGTAAAAGGTATGTTGCCTCTTGGCCCACCTTTGCCGACTCTTAATGTTGAACGAACCATATTAAGCACTACCTAAATGGGCTAACCTCTGCAAAGCCATATATCCTCTTTCACGCATATTATAGCCTCTCATATCATCAGACTTCTGATGAGTAGCCTCATCTTCAAGATAAATACCTGTTGCTATATCAGCACATATTTCTCTAACAACATGAGCCATTTCACCGTATTGAACGGTCTCACCGCTTTCGTGGTCGAAAGAAAGACCCGTAACGCCTTGAATGTAGTGTGAACCTCCGACATTTTGCAGACTCGTATATGTAAAGGTATCTCCGTTAATGTTTCCCTTTCCACCGCTTGAGTCAAAGCCGATAAAAGAAGCCACACGAAATTGCGTAGAATCCGTAGAAAGGTCAAATGCCGCACTAAGCGTTGTCTCTTGGATAACACCGCTTGGTTCATCTCTACCATAATCTAAAAAGCATTGGTCTATTTTAATTGACGCTCTGCGAATACAAGAAGTAATTCTATTGGTTGCTCGGCTACGCTGCGCGCTATCAAGACCGAGTCTTAAACCAACATCTGCAACCGAACAATAGTATGTCATTACTTCAACTCCGATAGTCTGTTAATTAATTCAGCCTTTACACCTTTAGCATCAATATTATACTTTTCGCAAAGTGCTACTAATTCAGCCTTTTTCATTTTCTTTAATTCTGCTAAAGATGGATAAGCATCAGTTAAATCATCTACAATGTCTTCAACATCTTCAACAATATCCATAACTTCATCTAATGTTAGTTTTCCATCTTTTAGATATTTCATGTAGATGCCGTATAGACCTGCACCTACAATCGCTAATCCTGTTCCATAATACATAATTTCTTCCATATTATCACGCTTCCTTGTATTCAACTGCTTTTACACAACTAAAGGGTAATGACATAAAAGGTTTGCTTTCGCCATCCCTGTATATCTTATACCCATGTGGTGTTTCTTCAATGTTTACATTGGAATAACATCTTTCTGGGGGAATATAAATAATTTTACCTAATCTTTTCATTTCTTAACCCCCGTAATCAAATCTTTCTTTTGTTCCTTTTCTGCTTTATCTAACTCTTTTGACTTTACATCAAACCATTCATCTAACATTTTACATCTTGTCATTTTACATCACCTGTGTTCCACCAATTACGACTGAAAGCACACCAATAATTGCGGCGGCTAACTTTTTCATCAGTTCAAACCCGTTGTTCAACACTTGATTCTGCACTTCCAATGCACCTGTCAGCGATGACATCTGCCTGTCTCGCTCGGCCTGTGCGTCAGCCATTTTCGTGAAGGCTTCTTCCAGCCTATCAAGCCTGTGATTTTGTAGTGGGTCTTGTTCGCTCATTTTACTCATTTTACTCACTCCTTAAAGATTCTATGTGTTCAGCCGTAGGACAAGGGCATATATCCGTAGGCCATAAATCTAAAATTAAATACATTCCGTTACCGTCATCGTGTAAGACATTTCCTTCTTT